AGCTAACTCTAATAGCTCTAACTCCTTTGGTATAGGGTTTAACCACCCATCATCTTCAGGGTCTATCTCGTAACCAAACGGAACGTACTTACTTATTCGTGGGATACGTAACCATACCTTTACCTTGTACGGTACTCTAGGCAGCATCCAGTATTCGTGCTGAAGAGGTCTTTCCTTACGTAGCCTCAGTATCATCTGCATTCTTAGGGGGTAGAATAAACAAACCACCTGTCGATTCTACGGATACCCTCTCCGTTTTGACAACTCCTGCACGGTCTAGTATCTGCCCTGCAGCCATCATCTTCTCTTTAACACCTAGCTGGGTAGGATCGTCCAAAGCACTCGCATATGCCACTGCAGCCTTAGGACCAACCCTAGACATGTATAACTTAGTTGCCTCAAATATCTCATCTTTCAAAGCCTCTACTACCACCGTTGATGGTGTGTTATCACTGTACCCAGCTAAACGTTTAGCGACAACTACATCACCACCAGCCTCTTCAAAGAGTACTGCCATGAAAGCCTGTTGTTTTTCTGTAAGTTGTCTTGTGCTCATATTACTTTCCGTATGCTAACCTGTAGATTTCTGATCTATGAACGCCAATATCTTTTAGATCATTGTCTGTTAAGTTCTGAAGTTGCCAGTAAGCTACACGCCGTAGCTGTCTTTGCTTGTAACCTTCTAACATGTTGTTAAGCCATTTCATTACACTATCTCCTTTTATTGTGTGCGAGATAGTTATAACATATGTATGACTAGATTAGAAATGCTATTTCGTCATACCCGTCTTGCAGGTGTGAAGTATAAACGTGCAGATAGTGTAGCACTAAAGTCGTGACTTGAGGTGTGCCTATAGACTAGTATCTTATCGCCTTCATGTAGGAACAGAGGGCCACCGCCAATAAACTGAGTGTGTGAACTTCCAGTGATAGCCTCAGACAAAACAAATGTATGGTATGTAGTTGTGTCTGCATGATACACTTGGATGCCTATGTTTGAGTTAGATGTCTGATCGTTAGACACCTGAAGGAATACAATCTCAGCCTCATGGCTAGAAGGGCAGGTAAACAATAGTGTAGCATTATTAGGGCTACCATCTGTACTAGCAGAGTTACCAGTTACAGCAGCGAACTTACTGGCTGTCCTAAAGTTAATACCTGCCATTATTTATTTCTTCTTCTTACGATTGTCACGCTGTTCTTTTACCATACCACCTAAGTTGTAAGTCATAACTTTACCACCCTTGGCATAGCCTTTCTTTTTCATCATACCACCTTTAGCCATACCCATACCAGAAGACATACCTCTGGCTGACATCATGCCTTGTGGTGCACGATTAGCTGATGGGCGGTAACGGCTCTGCTCACCTTCCATAGGCGTTGTAGCGCCTCCTAGAGCGTAACCTTTTTTCTTCATCATACCACCCTTGGCGTAACCTTTTTTCTTAACTTTACCACCATCCTTCATGTAACCCATTTTATTACGTACATCTTTTGGTAGCTTCTTAACTCCTGCTTGCTTGGCTGTAGGTTTCTTCAAAGCGCCACCTGCAGCATAGCCTTTCTTTTTCATTTTCATAGTACTTAATCCTCACTGTACATATTGTTAAACACTCGTTGCGTATCCCATACATACCCTACGTCTTCCTTTGAGTTGTACGTATGCTGGTTAGGCTTGAAGTCAGGAGCACCTTCGCCTGTCTCAAACCACGCAGGGTGAGTTACTCTCACTCTATTGTTGGGTAACGCAACCATGTTACCTGTGTAAGGTCCAGCATCTAACAGTTCTAAAACATGCGACTGTTTATGTTGTGCAGGATCATCTGCTACTTCATTGTCTGTGTAGTCAACTGTAAAGTAGTACTTTGCCGGGTAGAACTCCCCATCAACTTTTGCTATCCAAGGCGCTGGGCTTGCTCGTTCTAGCTTGTACACACTATGTGTGTGTGACATGCAGTCCCACGGCTGGGCTAGATACGGTGGTAGCTCTTCAGGCCACTCTTCTAAAGGTGTGTCTGCTACTAGGGCTGTAAGGGGTAACCTAGCCCACATAGCCCCACCATGAACGTTGTGCTCTTCTTCCGAAACGTCTGACTCGCAGCCTGTAAAGATAACTTGGAAGCTTAGCGTCTTGTTGGGTAGAGTTGTAACTCCTATAACCATACAGTGTAAAAACTGTCCATGATAGTCTTCTAAGTTCTTTGTGTACTCTCTTCGCACCCATGCTTTGAAATACGGAATACTACTGGTTAGATAGGGCATTATAATACCTCTTATTATTAGGCTATCACAAAGTCTACGTGCTGTCCTTGTGTAGTAAATCTGTTATGGTTCTGTGGGTGATAGGCATAAGCAGTTTCATTCCTATACTTATCTGACTTCTTATCTTCTGCTTTTTGTGTGGCCTCTACAGTGTCGCTCTTGCCTGACTCAAATATAACATTCTTATGCGTGTCAAAAGGCATAGCTGGTAAAGGAAAGTGATCCATTAGTCCTAAGCTAACATTCATATCGTAAGTATCCACTCAACAAAGGCTAAGAATACAATAAAGGCAATAACCCACTTCATATTCTTACGTAACCAATTAGAAAAATCCTTAGGTGCAGTCTTCCAGTTCACCTTCTTTAACCAACCAAAAAAGCCCCACAAGAGGCTTGCTAAAGTATGGGCTGAACTAATAATGTTCCACATACTACTTTACTTTCCTGTAGGCTCTGGTTTTCTTTGCAATCTTTTTAGGTTGAGCCACAAACTGCTTACCTGCCTTAGTGCCTTTTCGTTTAGCTCTGGTTGTAGCGGCATACTCAGAATCGCTAAGAGACTTAATAGCCTTAGCAGGTAAATACCGCTCACCAGTTTTAGCACTAGGCTTGCCACTCTTAGTACGCCACTTCTGTTTAGTCCACGACTTTAGGCTCTTCTGTGATTTAGCAAGTGCCAACTAGCAACACTCACACTGTGGAGTGCATTTACGATTAGTTATAGCGCACCATAGTCTTTTTAAATACCTTATCATTTGTATCCTCCCCCTTTTGCTTTGTACTGCTTAGCTAACATCTGGGCTTTTCTAGCTGACCACTGACCGGGCTTACCACCCTTACCGCCAGCCTTAATATTGTTGAACAAACCCTTACGCATGGTAGGCTTAGTGTAGTTACCTGCTTTATTTACTGTACTTTTCTTTTTAGCTGCCATATTAAACTACCACTCTTGTCGTATAGTTAAGCATCTTGGCCTTCTTCTGAAGGTATCTCTGCTTCTTTAACTTCTGTATAGGGCGTTTGCGCTTAGGCAGCTTCTTACGCCGCATAACCGCTACATTACTCAACTATATCAAGACCCCTTTACCCATTTCTTACTAGGTGACTTCGTTTTACTTGGGGACCACTTACTTTTGTTCGCCCAGTAAGCTGCACTCATCGGACCCTTCGCTATGTTCTTAGCGTGGCGTGACTTAAATGCCTCACGCTGCCCGGCTGTCTGGTTCGTCTTTACACCCTGCTGCCCATAACGGATAGTCTTAACCTTATCACCTTGCTTGGCAACTACAATGTGCGACTTTGTGGAGTGACCGGGGGTACGCTTGGGTTTATTGTACCCAGATACACCTGCACGTTTTAACCTTGGGTCGGGTTTCTTAGCCATACTCACGTTCTCTCTCAGGGTCTAACACTTCATAGGCAGATAAATGCCCTTCTAAGTACATAGCTCTCTCTACGTGATCTAAAGTGTACCACTCTCCAGTGTGTTGGTACAAAGCCTCACGGACATAGAACACATCTGACTTAGGTATGTGTACTTTTTGTAAAGCACGAGGGTTATTGTCTGCTATAGCACTATAAAAGTCTTCTATAACAGTTTCGCTTGCATATAGTTGTACAGGTTTTTTACGCATTGTCAAGTTTTATTTATAAAAAAGTGCGTGTTACAGAGTATATGTACATACACGGTAGTGATGGAGGGAGATACAGGGATGAGGCGACACTACATATACGTAATTCTACCCTATAACACGCTAGTAGTAACTTTATAGTTATACTTATTGTAGTTACTGTACTAAGAGTATACTATTTATAACTACTTGTCAATAGTTAATTTATATAATAGTTAATATTTGTTAAGTTTAACTTTAAGTTTAACTATCCTAAGTCCAATATTCTATAGTTACTGTATATATAGTCTATATTCTTTTGTTTTAACTTAAAGTTTAACTTAGGGTGCTACTGCTACGCAGTTTTACACATATTTAGGCCTGTGTCAATATGTTACGTTACGTCACTTGTTTTAAAAACCCCGTGTGTTGCAGAGTATGTATATATA